TCATAAATCCAAGAATAAAGCTAATTTTTGAAATGCTGTCTGCCGTATTGCATCATAAGTTCCCCAACTAATCGGCGGATCAAATTTAAAGGTATACACGTTAAGGTCATGCACTCTACCGTTTTTCATATACCGTTCCTTGATCAAGAACTGTTCCTCATCATCCAACTCAGCGACCGCTGTTTCGATCAACTCACAGTAGACTCGCCTTTTCTCTTGTTCATCCACATTCTTTATCGCAACCTCAGCAGTTTGATCTGTAGTTTGATTTGTTGGACCATGGAACCTCTCGACATACGCCTGCGTTATTGTGGCTTCTTTACGTTTAAAACTTGAAACAGACTTAAACGTCCTATACCTGTTGAAGACCTTCTCCATTTCAGCCCTAAGCTTCTTTTTATCAAACTCGGGGACCTCTGGAAAATCGAAGCTTATCTGCATTTCACCACTCCTAATTTGGAGTTCCCCAGCCGAAGCCAGGGACAAACATCTATATCAATCAAAGCGGAAGATCATCTTCATCCTCTACACCAACCTTTGGGTCTGAATCAGGATCGCCCTCCACGTCATCAAAGGTCACTTGATTGGGGTCATCCACTTCTGCTGTGCCATCTCCATTGATTTTTCCTTTTAAACCTTCGCGATATTTCTTTTGATGATCCTCAAACTCCTCAATACTTTCCTCAGACTCAGTAATGGTGAGGACCACATCATGCCCAGCCTTTTTATAAAACTCATATGACTTCTCTGCTGAAGCATCGCCCTTAACTTCAAAGTCAAGCACAGTCTTCTTGGGACCCTTGGTAGACTTCTTGAACTCCGCTGTAAGTTGCTGCTCCACACCCTCAATACTCAGATGAACTACAGAACGCGTCATTTCGTTAAGCTCCTGCTTATGCTCATCTTCACCTTTTACATAAAACTGCACAGATTCTTTTTTTGAATCCTTCGTTTGTTTGTTAAATCCCGCTTTAATAGTAATAGCCATTTATAATTGCCCCTCTCGGATATTAGTTAAAATAGTCCCTCTGCCACCAATAAGAACTGCTGTGTTATTCACAAACTCAACCTTATCGATGTTGCTGACTAGAATTGATTTCCCGTCATAGCGAACTGTATCGCCTACTTGAACAATTGCTGGCGGTTCGATTACGACTGCAAAACCCAATTTCCTACTCACCAGCTCGCCCCGCCCTTCTTGATATACTTACCGTTGAAACCCATTTGAGCACCTGTAATTGTTGCATCAACATATCCCTTCTTAGGTGGCGGTCCTGCTTTGATTGCTTTAAGGTGAGCTTCTATCTTCTCCTTAGACCAAATCTCTGTTTTTACGCTGTTGTCATGCATCTGCTGCTACCTCCTGAGTTAACTTGTCCAGATACCATCCAGCCTTTTTCAAGTCTTCCAGTCCGTTCTTTTCGCTGAATCTCCAAACATATTTAATTACATTAGCAGCACATACAGCTTGGATACCTTTTAGGTTAGTTGTAGCAGCTCCGATTGCGTCAATACACTCTATTGCCCCTGATGTATAGTGTGATGGATGATTTACGTTGTCTGACATTTAGATCACCTTCCCACCATGGCGTTGTGGTCGAGTTGCGTTGTACTTCATTTTTTCATCAATTGCTTTTTCAAGATCAATTTTATGTTTTTGGGAAATATATTTAACCACGTTTACTGCATAAGCCAAGTGCATTATATTGTTATTCGAATGTTGCTGAAGATTACTATTCCAAGATTGAGAAAGCTCATAATGAATCTCTGTTAAGTGTTCTGCAAAAAATTCAATTGCTTTAGAACTACTAAAGCAGTTTTCCTCACACTCATGGACGCTTCTTTCCAGTCTTGGACCAAAATCATATTTACCAGCAATGTCAAAAATACGAATGCAAATGTCAGCTAATTCCGAAGGGATTCCACATGGTTTACCTATCGATTTATGCAGTTCGTTTTCCACAATGAATTCTGATTCAATTAAAGTTTCATCATTAAAAGGATATTTATGCTCGTACCATACTTCGTCAATCTTTCTCCCATTCCGATAGTCTTCCAGAACTTCGGACACTTCGGAGTGTACAAGAGAAATCAATTCACCATAGGTTCTATCTTCTTCCCACCAACCTTTATTCACTGCATTGGCATGAGCTTTTACTACTAATTCGTTAATGCTTTTCATTTATATCAATCTCCTTTGATTTAAATTCATCCCGTGCTCGCATGAGCATTGCCTTGTAATCACACATCACATGAGCAAGCTCACCATACTTGTCTAGCGTCCAATCGTCTTCAAAGATTAACTTCCTGCAATACGGACAATCACCTATGATTGATCCGCTAGACATTTATTAGCACCCAATCAAGTAGTTTCTTTGTATCTACTACATTCATTTTTCCATCTCCCCATTAGCTTGAACTTACTCGAACCAAAACAGCGTTATTAAAACTCTATTACTCTCTATAATTCAAGTACAAAGCAATTACAGCGACGACGAATTCCCGGTTTTTAAGCCGATTTCATACAAATGTTAATCCCGGTAATCTTCGTACTTATACTGCTTTAGTCAATTACTCGAAAGGAGGTCTCGTATATTATGAGACTTGTAAACGAAAACGATAGAAAGTACTTCAGCAAATTTGTATTGGAGTACCCTGAGTACACACCACTATTAAATCAATGGACAATGGCAACACTGAGGGTAGCTGAAGACCCACAAAATGAGTATAGGTTAGCTCAGAAAATGTATAACTTAATGAAGCTAAACGGATGGGGGTAGTAGTATGATATATGCTCGCCCTCCACCCTCTATCTAAAAAGCCAGTTGAATTTGTCCATTCATATCAGTGGTTAAATCCGTTCCGTAATCTTCGTCGATGATCACTTTAAAAATAGCTTCTAATACCTGCACTACAATGCTGTTGCCTGCTAATGCATAAAGAGTTGCGTTTCGCTTTCCCTCTTTAGAGGGGAACTCTTTTAGCATTAAATCAAAGTCTTCATCGTCGAATCCTAACAATCTCCAACATTCACGCTCTGTTAAGTAGCGGTATTCAGGTCTGTCCAAGCGGATGATACCTGCATTTGGACACCTGTCTTGACGTTCAGAAATCGTGTAACAGAACGAATCTATTACATCTAACCGTCTCTTATAACTGCCTGTAGGATTAGGATTAAACTCTGTTATTTTGCTCAGCATTGAGGGTATATTGATGAGGTATTGTTGTGGAATATCGTCTTGAGGTCCGTACTCCAAAAATTCTTTTATATCCCTCATTGGTTGTAGCTGTAATTTACTGAAATCAAAGACTTTATCACCTAATATAGACACACAGAAGACTCTCTCACGAGCTTGGGGAATGCCGAAATCTCTAGCGTCAAGCACATCATATGCGTTGGTGTAGCCTTGACCCCGCATCACCTGCATGTAGTGATTAAATATAGGGAAAACATCTTTATCAAGAACACCCGTAACGTTTTCCCAAATAACAACTTTAGGTCGCCAGTTCCCCATTTCTTTAATAATTCTTAACGTCTCATTCAAAAGTTGTGATCGGGAACCCTTAGCAGCACCCTTGCGTTTTTTATTTGCTTTGCTATTGTCTTGGCAAGGTGAGCCGTGCACTGCAATATCAGGACGTAGATTCCATGTCCTAACATCTTGAGGATGATGCAGGTGATCATAAAGTGCGTTGTACGCTCGAACTCTGTTAGCCTTCCACTCAACGTAATCAATGCACTTATGCTCTACTCCCAAGTTGATTAATGCTTTTCTAGGAGCGCCAATCCCTCCGAATAATTCTAGTATTTTTAACATGATAGGCTCTCCTCCTAAAACAACGTCAACTGCTCAACCTCGCTTGTAACCTCTTTAGCAACTGCAAACCGATCCCAATTAGCTGCTATCTGGTATCTGAGGGAATATATCAAAGCAATCAGCATTTATAATGCTGTTGATCATAAATGTTTTTTTCCTGAATCAATTTTTAAGGACATAGCCATGCGGTTAACATCAAACTTGCTACGCCCTAGAATCTTCGCCACCTCAGAGCGTGAGTACTTATGATAATTTTGCCTCATCCACTTACGCTCATCAGGCGTGATTACTAGCGGTTGCTTCATAGCATCTGGTAAAACAGGTTGTTGCATTACTAAATGTTTTGGAAGTTCTGTGGACAAAGAATATTGCCCACGTTTTTCCCTAATCAATACCTTCTTGCGTACCAAAATTGCTAAAATCTTGTGAAAGGACTCCAACTTCATATTTATAATTTCAGCAGCCTTTTTGATTGTTTTTGTCCTAAAGTAAATCTGCATAACGTCCGCTTCTTCACCCGTTATCCACTGTTCATCCAAGAGCCATTGAATCCGACTTTCAACGTCCGAATCTCTCATTTCGTTCTCCTTTCCGACTAAAACAAGCACGTCTGTTCTTCATTTTGGGTATGACTATCCTTCGCCGCAGGCTTTCCTGGGCGTTTGTTCGTTTTTGATTTTGTTGTCTTCTTAGATTTCTTAGCTGCTTTAGGATCAATAATTGCGGTTATTACTTCCTGCTGATAAGAAGGATATGCATCCAAAGGATGACCATGCTTCACCTTGTAAACAGCTTCCGCAATTCTAGCAAGCACATATGCATCTGCTATATTTTCGGTCTTTGGCTTATCACCCCAATGAGCTTGAACAGCAACCATAACCCTTCGTTTTACCTCTTTGCCATCCAACCTAACCTTGCTTCCAGACTCTCCTTCCCATTCAGAGACATCTACAAACTTTTTTAACTGGTTAGGTGTTGCTGAGATAAAGCTACCGACTTTCCGATCAGTTGCAAGTCTAGCGGCCCAGTTGAAACCTGTTGAAACCTTATTGGTATCGAATTTAGCCTCCATTGCGAAGCCTTCAATGCAGACATAATCATCTGGTTTTAGGTAGCGATACAACTCATTAAGAATGAAGTTAATCCTAGTTGGTGCTGTGTCGCCCTTGCCGACAAACTCAGTCCATCCTGCTAGATTTCCATCTGGTCCAAGTGCTACAAATCCAGTGTGTGTTGCTGGATCAATACCTACGATACGCATCAGTTAGCCGTCCGATATGGCAAGACAAGATATAAGCTTTTATCTCCTTGCACTGGCTTAATAATGATGGGACTCATGGGACCAGTAAATCCGATGTGTACCTGGGAACTGCCAATCTCTTTTAACGCTTGAAGCATGTAGAGAGCGTTAAATGATGCTCTGAGGTCTTCACCTATTTTTTCAACGACCTCTAATTCTTCGCTCACTTTACCTGATTCACCATTCGACGACACCTCAATTACTTCGGAGGAAATGTCAAACTTAGCAATGTTCGATGTCCCCTCTTTGGACAGCAAGTAGGCTCTGTCTAGCGACTCTATTAAAGATTGGGTGTTAATAGTAACCTCAGTTTTAAAAGTGCTAGGAATGATCTTGGAGGTATCTGGAAACGTGCCATCCAATATGTGAGAGTAAAAAAGAATGTTATCTATCTTGAACAACACTTGCTGGTTAGCGACTATGATGTCAATCAGCTCGTGGCTGTCTGGGATAAGCTTATACAGCTCGTTTAATGTCTTACCGACAATGGGGATGTTTGTAATCTCTACACCCTCTGCATCCTCAACATCCAATTGGATTGTAGCCAATCTATGACGGTCAGTTGATAGTAGTTTGAGTACTCCATCATGTAGGTTAAACAGTACGCCCATAAGCACTGGTGATGATTCGTTAGTTGATACTGCAAAGGACGTTGATTTGATCGCTTTGCGTAAGAGATTGCCCGGTAATGACAGCACCTGATCTTCATCGATTCTTGGCAATGCGGGATACTCCTCAGGATCTAATCCCACCATATCCAGTTTGGTTCTACCCGATTTGATACGTGTCTTGAATCCCTCATCAACCTCGATGTCTACTGTGTCTTTAGGCAGTTTCTTGATGATCTCAACGAAAAATTTAGCTGGTAATACTACGCTACCTGAACGCTCAATTTTTATATCATCTGTAACAGGGATCGTGGCTTGAATGGATGTATCCATATCACTTGCTGTTAGAGTTACCCTAGTCGCTGTTACATCAAGCTTAACGCCTGTCAGGATAGGAACGGTTGCCTTGCTATTGACCGCCTTAGATACCTGTTGTATAGCTTGGTTAAGTTCGTTTTTAGGTAGGGTTATTTTCATTTGATTTGTTCCTCCTCTAAGACTTGGACGCTAGAATGATGTAGGTTCCATCCGTAATCCTCTGACTGCTTGATATAAAACGATGCCGAGTCTTTGTTATATGCAATGACACCTTCAGCCCAAACCTCGTCTTTGGTGAATCTCCCTAATGAAATGTTGGTAAACTTAACACGCTGCTTGTCATACAATTTATTTCCGTTATCATCAGTTCTGCCAATGTGTTGTCCTACTGTTTCGGGGTCAACCTCATGCATGACTACCAACCTACCTAGATGCTTTTCGACATTGACTCTCTGCACTAGAGGATGGATGTACCATTTAGGAAACGGCAAATCTTTGCTTCGTATGAGGTTGCCGTATACCCATTTACCTTTTAACTCACCTTCAGCAATGCAGATGCCGCGGAATTCATTGAATTTAGTTTCTGCCAAGCTCATATCCCCTCTCTTAATCCAACCACGAACTGAAGTTCGCTTTGGGTTTTGATTCGCTTTTAATAGGTTCCTGCTTCGTTTTTGGCGGTGTTTCTGTGGGTGGTGGTGTAATTGAGCCCGTTGAGGTTGGAACCTCTGTAATCGGCTCATTTTCGCCTATATCAAACTCTTGTATTTCATGACCTAATTTTTGATAGGCTTCACGTAATCCCGGGTATTTCAAAACCATCTGCCCACGTTCATATTTTTGGATAAGCTCCACAGTACGATCATAGATTTTCATCTGCTTCTCACGTTCCTGTGGGCTCATACCATTATTAGGCTTGTCAAGTTTTGCAGCTAGAAGGAACATACCTGATCTAGCACGCTCTAACTCTTCATCGTCTTTTATGACTCTGCTCATGCTCTCTCACCTTCTCGGCTAGTTGTTCTTTGTCATATTGAGTCAAGTTCATGAAACGCCCATTCTTGCGATCAAACATCATTTGTATTGTTCCAGTGCCGATAGAGCGGCCTTTAGCAACAATCAGCTCTATGACGCCCTTGAGAACAGCATTAGGATAGTAATAGTCATCCCGATAAAGAAAGATAATGATATCTGCATCAAACTCAATGTTTCCTGACTCCTTCAAGTCAGACATCATCGGACGTTTGTCATTACGTTCTTCACATTTACGACCAACACTAGATATAGCCGACACAGGGGTATCAAATGCATTGGCTAATTGCTTGAGCTTAGAAGATACATAGTTCACTTTATCGATAGTTTTAGAAAATCTTTTCTCGCTGTCTATCAACTGCAGGTAGTCAATATAAACAATCAAATTAGGAAACCTTTTTTTCATCGCCTTTACTTGGCGCCAAATGTATTCAATGGTCATACCTGGAGTGTCATCAATATAGATTGGCAAACGATCCAGCACCTCTAAAGCTTTGCTATAGCTATCCCAATCGTTTTCCGTGAGTCGCCCTTTTTGTATCTTGCGGTTATCAATACCGCTTATATTGCAAATGTAACGTTCCGCAACGTCCATAGCTGGCATTTCTGCCGAAAACATAAGCACTGTATAACCTGATAGGGCAGCGTTGAGAGAGTCTGCTACAAAAAATGCTGACTTACCTATACTTGGTCTAGCTCCGACAATGGTCAACTTCTTACGCTGATGACCGCCTGACATCTCGTCAAAGTCCGCACTTGCCGTTTTAACACCTGTCACTGTGCTACGAGTAGAACGGTTCATGATTTCTTTGTGATGTCCTTCGAGAATATCTGGAACCCACATCATGCCGTCTTTTTTACTTTGGCTTTGTAGCTCTTGTAGAGACTCAAGCTGTTCCTTAACGGTAACTATGTCAACCGCGCCGTTATGCAGAGCCTCAGAAAGTGTATCTACTGCCCTGCGTTGGATAGCAGAATTCCTTACCAACTGCTGATAGTAATCAAAGTTGGAAAGCGTAGGGACCGCATCTTTAAGATCACGAAGGTAGCTGCCTCCACCAACGTTAAGAATTTCATTTCCCCACTCTTGCATCAGTAGTACGATGTCGAAGGGATCTGGCTTGTCTGAATGATGCTCATACGCCCATTGAAGCATCTTGAAAATAGTTTGATGTACATCTGTAAAGTCAGCAGATTGAAGGTAACAATCATCCATCAAGTCCGACTTTTGTAACAATGCCCCTAGTACCGTTTGCTGTGCTTCAACGCTCATGTTGGTTCACCTTCCGTTTCTGGACTAATGATTCAAGTCTCTTTCGGATGTGATCGGGCATAGGCACTGCTTCCTCGTTGTAAGCAGCAAGGGCAAGTTGTTCTTGTTGCTCCTCTTGTCTCAGTAGCGCATAGTAGGAGGTTTCTTGATTTTCAGCTTTAATAATATCTGCTGGCGTTGGTGGAAATTTGCTAATCCTGCAATGCTCTAATAGATTCCGTTTCGCAGTAGCAAAGTCCATTTCTCTTAATATTCCATACCAAACATCAATTTTAAGGACATCATTAATCTCGAAATTCTGGTAAACGTTCGTGATTAGCTTCATGAGTGATATCACGTCTTCCCGATTCACCCCGTTCACCTTCCTTTCTTAACTCCTGGTCTAAAATAGCATTTGCCCTCTGGGATCTAGTTAGATTAGAAGAGCTGCTATCTGGCTGATTAATTACACTGAGTTGTTGCTGAAGATACTTAGGAAACTTAGTTGGTCTAAATAGTGTTTCATAATCCAAATATTGCTCTTGCTTAGTTCCCAACCATTCAGCACACTTAACATCTATGACATGGACACAATCTTCCTGAGTGTAACCTTCTCCTAATCTCCCCATAATGTATTTCAAAGTGTTGTCCGTAGCTCTAAATTTTTTATTCGTTTTTTGATTAAGGTAGGAGAGGATTTCTTTAGCAATTGGTTTGTTATTTTCACTCGGCATATTATTTAAACATTCTCCTTTATAACCTTCTTCTTTAATACCTTCTTCTTTCTGTGGTCGCTCTGCTGGACATTCTGCTGGTCGCTTTGCAAATTCTTGCTGGTCGCTTGTGCCTGAAATCCCTTGTCCTGCTTGGAGTTCTGCTGGTCGTTTTTTAAAATCCTGCTGGACATTCTGCTGGACATTCTGCTGGTCGCTTTGGAGGTTCATTTCAGGCACATATTCAAACGAATAAACAGTGAACTTACTATGTTTAAACCGCTGTTTAATGAAGCCCTCTTCAACCAGCTTTTTAATCAATGTCCTCAGTCTCCTTTCGGATATACCTAGTCGGTTGCTCCAAGACAATCTACCGAAAATAAATTCTTTTTGATTGATTGTTACCTCGTATCCCTCGTAGTTTCGGGTTTCTGGTTTTTCAGAGAAACGAGCAAGAAAGTACATTTCGCAAAATACCATCCAGTAATCACGATCTTTCCTCAACCAGTGGTTCTGTAACTCCCTACCTATTGGGATAAACCCGCTCATTCCTCCTCACCAACGTTCAGGTTAATTTATATCCCTCTGCAATACCTTCTAGATTGTCCAATAAACTATCAGGAACAGTGCCGACAGGGTAACCGCCTATTTTCCATGTTTTAAGGCATATTCTTATTGATTCTCGTAGAAGTTCCTTTGGAACCCGTTCAATTACATAGCCATTTACCAGAGCTTCCATCAGTATGTTGCCATCACCACTACCTGTATCAGACCAATGATTCAATACTTTTGCATGAGCACTATCATTAGGGCTAGTGGATAACTCATAGATTTCTTCATTGGTGAAACTGTGCTCTCTCAAATAATTAATTGCCTGTGCTACATTAGCCGGAATCTCCACAAGCGAAGCCTTATCAACCTCTGACTCAATCTGTTGTAGTAGAAGCAACTTATCCTTTTGCAAATCAACAATTGTTTGAGCGTGAGTAGCCAAGTCTTTTATAACTTTGTCACGTTGTTTACACGTTTCATAAAAATTTTGTTTTAATGCGTTGTATTGATGCTCCGAATAAGTTGGTTCATCTGGTAGCCGGATAGCATTATTCTCAGGGACAAACTCCCCTTGAAACTTCCCCTCTATTATTTGGAATCTGCGATTTGGGAAAAAACCAACTTCTCTAGCTTCGTGGTCTGTACCAGTTTTAATCCAACCAGAACTTATCTTTGTATCCCTGATCACTTTTATTTTCATTGGTCACTTAACCTCCAAATGGTAGTGTTTTTTATTTACAAATCCCTTATCAAAAAGTGCTAGTTTAATAGTTTCGGCGGCAAGCACAGGCGTATTATTATTACTGGATAAGTGCGTGATATAAATCCTCTCACCTTGCCCCTTAACAAGCTTTTGCAAAGCCTCTGCTGTTTGATCATTGCTCAAATGCCCTCTATGTGGGTCGGCAATACGATCTTTAAGGTATGCATCATATGAACCGTTTTGGAGCATGTACACATCATGGTTTGCCTCGACGATGTAAATATTGCCCTCCATCATTTTGAGCATGTCATCGTCAAGGTGACCTGTATCAAAGACCACGCAAGCACGATTTCCCTCGTTATCCTCTATGGCATAACCTACTGGCTCATATGAGTCATGATGTACCTTAAATGGGTGTACAGTAAGCTCTCCTGTGGTGACTGGATCATACTTGCTGAAGGTGATTTCAAGGTTGTGTTGTAACTCATCCTCTACCCCTGAAATACCCTTCCATTCGCCTTCAGTAGCGTAAACTGGAATGTGGTACTTGTTAGCTAAAGTAAGTCCTTTTATGTGGTCCCCATGAGCATGTGTGATATATATGGCTTGCACATCAGTAGCGGCATTGATGCCTTGTGCAAGCATCCGTTTTTCAAGATCCCGTTTCCATTTGCCAGCATCTATGAGGATGCCTGTGTCACCGCTTTGCAAATGAATGCAGTTACCATCTGACCCTGTAGCAAGAATGGTTACTTTCATGAGACAACATCCTCAAACATCACTGAGTTAAAGCTATAACTTGGGAACTCTTGCAGATATACTTCCGTGCTCCAACTGTGTACCACGGTCTTTTCTACTGTGTAGACAGCCCCTTCAATTAATCCGATTACACAGGCGTTTTCCGGCTCGTTGGTGTGTCCATTTTTATTTAGAAATCGTACTTTGTGGTCCTTTTGGGCATAGATATTCATCGTTGCTTCTGGTTCTAAAAATTCGATCATATGCTCCGCTCCTTCATCGTTCTTTTCTTCCATTCTTTCAATCCCAGACACTCATCGGGAGTGACCTCGAAATGTCTACGACCAAGCACATAAGAGACAAATAAACCGGTGCTTTTCTCGTAATACATACCGTTTAGGGTCACCTTGCCCGATGGAGCAAGAGAGGACGTCTTAGGGACCTCATCTTGAGCCAATAGGTCGAACAGGTCTAGTTGCTTTGGACTTGCCACGTCTCCACCCTCCTAACTCTCTATAGCATCTAGGGCAAACTCTTTTATCACGGAGTATCTTGTCTTTATGAGGGTTTATCTCCATATCGCATATCTGACAATCAGGCAGGCGAGTGTAAATCTCACACTGGAAGTTCATCATCGGCCTGTTGTTTCTCGGCAATGTGCATATCCAAGACTTTAAGATAAGCTTTCATTTCAGAATTTGTTGGAGTTTCGCCTTTTCGTTTGCAATACTGCTCCATATGATTCTGCATATCATCTTTAGTAGTAAGTCCAAGTTGAACATGTTTTTGTTTCATCTCTGCCTTTAAGCGTTCAAATTCTTTGGAATCATCTACAGACGGTTTCTCCTTGGGTTCATCTTTTGGATTAGATGTTGCTTCGTTGGTGATGTCACGTCGTTGTGGCTCTGTTTCTGGGGTCACATCAATGCGACCATTGTCATACTCGTTTTCGGTCGAGCGGTTAATTGCATCGACAAGCAAATCGCTGTCATCACTGGTGTTGATATAAGCCTTAGCAGCACGATTGATAACAGTACGCTTCGCCATTTCCTGAGGGAATTTCTTATGAACAGCTTGGCTTGTCTTAGATTGGCTCCAAGATGCCTCAAGCTCTTTTCGGGTCATTGAGGTCAATATTTCCTCTCCATCGGTTTTCTTGACAATTGCATAAGCTCCTATGATGTCATTGTCACGATTGATAAATTCCGTCTCGTGTTTGATTAGTCGCTCGCGACCACCTACGACCTCGTATTCGTACACATCACCCTGAAAGATTACATTTGCCCAAATGTCCTCAACATTAGAAAGTCGTTTGATAACTGCCTGTGTACCAAAGTAGGAACGGTTAAGTTGGAGCTTGTTGCCATACACAACGAAATAGCATTGTGTCTTGGCTGGACTTAAACCCTGCACAGTCATATCCAACAGAGCATTAGCGATGGACTCTTTGGTGCAAACTTCAAGCGCTGGCTTCCCTGCCTTATCCGTAACCTCTTGCAGTTTGAAAAACGCGCTCTTTAGTGCGTTGGAAGCATTGTAGTTTGGAGGTAGAACTAGACCGTCATTTTGTAGTCTTGCAAGACTGTTATTAACATCGTCTGTAATGTCTTTTTGGATAATTGCAACTTGGTTGTTAGCCATATAATTAAATCCCCCTAGATATAAATGATTTTTGTTTGATTGGTGTTACGGTGAATCAATGTCCATCTATCAGGCTCCATCTTGCTGATAAGCCAGTCAGAAGGTGTTGCTACGTGATCGGTAAGAATTTTTAGTTGTCGGCGTGTTGGGTTGCGTCCTTGTTTCATAAGACCTCGTAACCTCCCGTTTTGAGTCCTAATAGATTGATAGCTTGCTGAATAGCTTTACGTGCTGTAAGGTGCGCTTCGGTGTCCTGAGGGTACTTATCAAGCAACCCACTAAGCGCGCTCTGATCCGATGGAGAGATGAATGTTTCAGGGAATAACACTTGTTTAGCTGGTTCTAATCTTGGGATAACTCCGACTAACTCGTCCAATGCATCACGAAGGTAAAGAGCTTCCGACATACTCAGGAACATGTTAGGCGTGTCCTCTTGAAAAGGTAGAGCTATCTCAATTGATCCAGATTCCCAATTCAAGCGGCGAAGAATAATAGCATCGGAAGTCGCTCCACCAAACAATCTACCGTTAGCAATTGTCACTAGCTTGACTGACATACTCACACCCCCGAATAGAAGCGTTGGAATGGTACGTCATGCATTTTTGAGAGCATCCTACGCTCACAACGGGAAGGAACTAGACCATGCCAAACCTCCTTAATATCCTGTACAACTTGAGACGATCCGATTGTGCCAGGCTCATAAGCCTTTTTAGTTGATGCTTCTTTTTTATAGCGACGACCTGATTTAACAACCGCATAATCATGAGCTGCACCAGCTTGTAACGAAGCTTTTAGAGCGTCTTTTGGGTTAGCAAAGCGATTAGTATTTTTCATGGATTATTCCTCCGATTTGTGATTAATAGTTTTGATATCTAGTGTTTTGTCCTCTATTGCTCGCGCTGTAATCAACTGCCCATAAACTGCAACTTTGCTTGTGTACTCACCGATACCGTCAATAAATGTAGGAGTTATAAGTTCGGATTGCTTGAACAGTACCTCAGTAAGTTCAAGACCAGCTTTAATCTTTTCTCCAGTTGATAGAGTGGCATAGTCCTTGCCGTTCATCTGGATACTAAAATCAGGCTCGTATTCATCTTTGGTTTTCACATATTTGAATAATCTGATCTGCAATGTAGTAAAGAGTGATTGGACTTTCTCAGCTTGCAACTCTGCTTCTTTAGCTTTGTAAGCCTTGATTGCGTCTAGGATAAAGATAGAGTCCTTGAGGCTGGCTAGAGTTGCAGTTTCGGTTTCCTTAGCTGCTTGTACATCCGTTTGAAGCTTGTCTCTATCTGATTGAGCATTAATGATGTCTTGTAGCTCATCACGTCTTTGCTCTAGTGACCGTATCTGCTCCCATTTCTCGGATACGTCAACAAATTCGATTTCAGCTAGTTCAGCCTCTAACGTTTTGCGTTTTTCTACCAAGTCAGCATGTTCTTTGCGAAGTTCCTCTTTTCGCTTCTCTTTGGTGTCTGTCACCGCTTTGATAGAGTCCTCGTCTAGCAAACGTTGACAGGTTGGACAAGTGTCCTCAATCGGCTCATTGAACACCTTCATGTACCGGTCTTTGGCGTCAGAAACTTGTTGCATGGTAGTGTTGTGGTCGCTTTTAACAGATGCATGTTTTTCATTAACTTTTTTAGCAGATTCAATAGAGTCTTGGATTTCTTTGATCTGTTGTGCTAACTGATCTGATTCACTTTGCAAGCCAGCCACGTTTTCGCTTGGAGATACAACAGGTAATCTGTCTAACTGCTCCTGCAGTGTCTTTGTGCGACTCTGATCGGCAATGTGTTGCTTCTCAAGCTTGGACTTTTGCCCACCAGTACCGCTATGAATCTTCTGTAGATCATCAAGTGAATGCTTTTTAAGTAGCTCTTCCAATTTAGAAGCAGCAGGGTTTAAGGTAATCTCTTTTTTCTTTTGATCTGGATTGATACGACTCATTTCGGTAAGCACTTCGGAACGTGCAGGAGGCGTTGTGTGCCTCAATATCTGTTCACGTTGCTTGCTCCAATGTTGAGTAAAAAAGTAGCTTGGATTGTAGAGAGATAGGAACATTTCTTTGTCGAACAGATCAGCTACAGCAGATTCAAACTCTTTTGCTTTAACTGGTACTGTATTGACATAGAAGAGGTTAGCGCCCTTATCATTGATCTCTCGTGTAAGTTCTAATTCAGATCCATCAACTGAGAGAATTAGAGTCGAAACCACGTTGTCAAACTCATATGTTGTTGGAGTGGGATTGTACTTGTTGCCGTAAATATCGGTACCATATAAAGTCCAAACGGGACCAGTTCCAATGGTTGTTTTACCTTCACCGTTTTGACCTTCAAGGCGTGTCACATCGCTGTAATTCACTTCTGCGCACTTCAAGCCAGCAAAGTTTTTTAAGGTGAGTCGCTTGAACTTAATCACTCTAGCCATTTGCAATCCTCCGTTTACATTTCTATTTGAACTACCAAGTGCGATCTTTCAGCGGAACGCGCTTGAGTTGGTTCTTTTTCTTGATAAATGCTTGCTGTAAGGTCGTGAACGTTTGTACATCTTCCTTTCCAACACTCACAAGTTCAAGCCGTAACGCATCAAGTTGAGGCATGGTTGTGCATCCCTGAATCTTTTGAATTAATTCGTTCATTGTCGTTCACCGCTTTCCGTGTTAATATTGCTTTAACTTAGTTTTTCTTTGTCCACCTTCTTGGGTGGCTTTTTTTATTTGTCTTGTCCAGTCATTTCAATTTCAGCAGCCTTTTCCTGTAAGCTCTTGAGCATCGCTGGGATGTTTAAACGATTAATAATATCTGCTGAGAGCTGTTCACGTAAATTTTGTTCAAGAGTCTTGAGCACAGTGTCTTCAGCCTTTTGCCTTGCTTCGGAAATAAGATTAGAAACTTTCTTCTCAAGTTCTTTACCGAGCATGCCTTTGGCGAAATACTCCCAAATTGTAAATTTAGCATCACGCTTATACTGGCTATACTCGCCACGTTCATCAAGCACTTTGCGCTTTAGAAAGTCATCGTATTTCATCCCAACAAATTCACTTAGGGTTAGCTCTTTTGGTTGGCTATCCCAACTGCTCGTTTTGTAAGGAATCTTGGTATTTTGAAGGCGCTCGTTAAAGATATTAATTAGCAAGTCACTGGTTACCTTTTCAGCTGCTTCATTGATTTTCAATTCAATCGTTTCTTTTATTCCCTGCTCAACCTTGTTAATCAAGCGATCTTGCAGCCCTCTTATAACCTGATTTTTAAGATCGTCAGAGACAGTTCCGTTCTCTCCGTCAAACCAATCTAATTCCAACTCAACTTTTAGTACGCTCACTTAAATCACTCCTTTTTAGGGTCAAAACCCCGATTTTGGCAAAAAAAATATAGGCCTACTCGTTTTCGCAATCTTCACAGCTCCGTGGGTAGCCAGTTGATTCTTCATCAATAACTCCCCCACAGACTTGACACAACAAACCTTCCATGATCATTTCTGAAATATCACCCATTGTTCTCACCTCCCCCCCAAGTTTTCATAATCCAATGCTTATTGCTAAAGCAGCATCTACTTGCTCCATCGCTTCTTTAGGCAATGTTGCTATGCAATTACTCAACCTGAGTTTGTCTACTGTACGAATCTGCTCAAGCAACACGATAGTAGTAGCTGATACTCCAACCACCTTATCGAGCTTTACATGAGTTGGAATACGCGGCTTATGCTTGTCCGTCATAGCAGCAACGATAACGGTTGTACTGTGATGATTACCTATGTCGTTTTGTATGATTAGTACTGGACGATCGCCGCTTTGCTCACTGCCTTTACCCCTGCCTAGATCGGCGTACCAGACTTGCCCGCGTTTATAGGCGCTCATGCTAGCCTCGCCTCCCATGTACCTTGCTGTACCTGTCTGACAAAGGACTCAAAGGTGATCTTATAGCGATCTTGGATGTTGAAATGTTGGAAGTAGATGGCTAGGTTATCAAGTTGTTTATCCTCACCATAGGTGCAAAATAACTCTTTACGATATTTAAGTTGTTGCTTGTTAGCATATAGAGCAATTACTAGGCGACCTTTGCGTAACATGCGTTGTTCAAGATCAACGAAAAAGTTAATAAGTGCTTGCAGGCATTGTTGGTTTTTGTTCATTGGATTACTCCTTCCCTTTATTTAGAAGACTCCATAGCCTATCTTTCAGAAGCTGAAGATCCTTTAACGATCTTTCTAACTCCCGGTATTGATCCATCCTTAATTCAATCAATTCTTCATAGCGTTGGTTGAGTTTTTCTCTTTGACAATCAACCTTTACCCCGTAGACTAAACCAATCAAGTTGCATGTAATCATGATGATACAAAGGATGTTGAACCAATTTCTTTTACTCTTCATGCTAGGCTCCTTTCTTTTATTTTTGATGCTTATTTTGTTTTCAAAGGGCAGGTGATGCTTACGATACTTGCTTAACTAATAACAAACGGAATGTTTCTCTTCCTTTTGGAGTGATGAGGGTTTGTGTGCCAGCCTTGTTGTTTTTCCCCCACTCCTTAATGTTGAACAAATCTGGTACGTGCTGAGCATAAGGTTTGAGTTTTCCGTTACCATCACGAAATACATATTTGTGATCTAACAACCAATTAATAAATTCACGTTCTTTGATTTTCAGTTCTTTAGCTGTGTCTCTAAAGTTAGTGAGCAGGTTCTTGTCAACCAAAGTGTCAAAGTATTCTGCTTTAGGTTGCATGATTGCTATCTGCTCATTTGCTTTTCTGACCGTTTCTAGGGTTGCTTTGAAAATAAGTTTCGTGGGTTCATCAGCATTTGGTAGATAGGTTTCGATGAATAAATCTTCATTGGCTACATAACCGCCAGTTTTGCGAATTGTTGGTAGGACTTCACTGGTAATCCATTTGCGGAATGTCCTTGCTTCTGGTTTACGGCTTTCCAAAATGACATCGTATAAGCCGTCTTCATTAATGAAAGTAGTTTCTTGCACTCGACCCATTGAATCTGGGATGGGGTATGTTGTACATACGTCATCATCTAGTCGTTGTCTTACAACCCTCGGTGATAAATCTCCAAGTGATTCGCATACGTCTTTCAGCACAAACCATGGCTTATTGTCCTTTTCGATGGTGCGTACTTGGTTACCATGAAAATCAAAAATTTGTTGTTGGTTCATTTGCTCCTCCTCCATTTGTGTCATTTGACACATTGTCAGCAAAAAAAATATAGTCAAAAACTTTTTTTCCCATAAGACCAATTAAGCCTGACCACACTAAGCCACTTGGTTCACGCTTGTTATTTAAAACTCTTGACATACAGGCAGGAGATACACCTATATTAGCTGCTAACTTAGAAGCATTAATGTTTTGTTGATTAATGTAGTCCTGAAGCTTTTCTGTGTCTAGCACTGCAATTTTACCCATTCTAAGCACCTCCTTTCGTTTGTCATTTGACACAATTAATCATATATTTTTTGTGTCATTTAGCAAAGCTCTAAAAATAGCTATATTTCTTCTTCTGGATTCATATTCCAGCGTTTTTGTCATTTGACACATATTTCTCATTGAATACCTTTGCTTTTTGACAAAATGCGTGTATAATTACTTTTGTCAAAGGGAAAATACTAAGAATAAAAAAATGGTGGGTGTTTGTTTTGAATACATTTGGTGAACTAATTAAATCTTACAGAGAAAAGAAAAATCTTACTCTAACAGAAGTAGGGCTATCCGTAGGAATAAGTCATTCTCACTTATCTAGAATTGAAAGCGGAGAAAGGAACCCTCCAAAAGCACCTGTGCTAAGCAAACTATCCAAAGTCTTGGATGTTCCATATGGAGATCTAATGATCGCAGCTGGCTACTGGGATAAAGACACCCAAGACACTACTGTCCTAAGTAGTATTTATTATGATGAACAAGTATTGCTGAATGAAATATGTTTATTGCTAAAAAAAATAACCACGGACGAAAACTTATTTATTGCTAAATACCATCCAGAGATTTTCAACATTTTTGGAGGCTATGCTGATGATAACGAGGTATATGAGAGATCTCCATTTCAAAATTCCCACGCATTTGATAAGTGGTACAAAGAGTTTTTAGAAAAGGAAGATGACGAAAAATCATTAAGTGATGAGAGAGATGCTGTTGAAGGGTTTAATACATTTTATAACTACCGTACAATAAAAAAGGGACTCCAAAACTTGGATAGGTTCATTGTCTTAAAGAAAGATCTTGATGTATTCTGGAAAGAATTATTGGAGTTTTGTTCTCATCATCAAATTGAACATTCAAAATATTTAATCAAAGAAAGCCCTTCCTCGTATAGTGCCGAGAAAGAGCTTTTCGATAGATCATTAGATTTATCAGATAAAGAGATAAAAGAACGTTATGATCTCAAGATTGACGGTCGTGAACTAACCGAGGATGAGTATTTGCGAATGATTGCGACTGTTCGCTTTGAGCGCCAATTGAAGGGTTCTGAATAACTTCTTCTAAAAACTCAGGTGATTTTCCTAAGATTATTGACAATACCTTTAAATCAATTACCTTTTTGCTGATAAGTCATCACTCCCATGATGTAATTTTGCCGAACAAATCACTAAAAACATAATACCATATCGGTAATAAAAAACAAGAACATTCGTTCGCTAAGAGGAGGAATATTTTTAAGTGGCATACTCCCGTGGGAGTTGCCTGCTTAGATATTGGCTGAAAAAGCGCGGAATGACTCAAGCTGATTTTGCTCGTAAATCTGGATGGTCAAAGCGTATGATCTCTCACTATTGCAACGACGATCGTTTGATGAGCGTAGAAGCTATGTACACCGCTGCTGTGATTTTGGAAATACCAATGGAACAACTGTACCAATGGAAGATTTCAGCCGATTGAGCAGGTTGTGCGGATTAACGCACTCCCCCGGATTGAATGAGAACTCAGGAGTTCTTGAATGTTCTTAATTACAAGCTTATCATCAATTCGACAAAATGTTTGTCGAACTAGGTCTATAGCAATTTACCACTCACCACCTGCGAACGGCAAACCAACTACAACATGTCTTTTATTTTCTTCGAATTTCTCCTTGCCACTTGTATTCCCTTAACCTCCCGAATCCTGTCGAACTCAATAAATTTCTTTTTTTCGTCATACTTTTGAACTAGAGTTGTGTTAACAATTGCTGATCTTGAAGCTATCGCAAACCCATAATGAGCAAGCAATAACTCCCACTCTTTTAGATTTTTAGGCGTTGTATACTCTTCATCATAGCTATAAAACGTTAAGTCATTGTTGACCGACTCCATTGCAATTATCTTACTTGCATCTATCCATACTGGCTTACCTTCACTTGTTATCAATGGTATTTTCATGATGTCTGTCTCCTCTCGTTGTTACATCCTTATAATCATCCCTCCTTTCAAAGTTTCGTATACCTCTAAGAGAACGCAAAAAAAGCCGTTGCAGTTCGAGTAATTTTAGATCCATTACCATTAAAATTGATTAGTGCTATATCATATCGTACGATATGATATTTCAAATAATCGTTTTTTTAAAAGTAATTTCACTGATTCCTCGAACTTCAACGGCTTATATAGGCGTTCTAGTTCTTATAGTTTTTGTAATCCCGTCTCTGTCGATTATCAAACGACAAAGAAAATAAAAAATAATTTAAAGGCTCTCAATGAGCGATTAAAATACACAGCTCTGGCTATGCCATGAGAATTAAAAATACTTAAAACTCTTTCGGCGCTTGCCCAGAGTAAATTAATTAGAATTAATAAGGTATGAAATGTATATTAACAGATAATTTTGAGGATGTAAAGTTTTCCAAAATCTATAGATTGAATTTCCTAGTTCTGGTAGACTATATACCATATGATCTAAGGAGGAATTATTTTGAAAAAACTTATATTAGTTTGTTTTATCGCTTTATCTGTATTAGTTTCTGGGTGCAACTCTAACTCCCCCAATAAAGATGTGACAAGCACATCCGAGGTCACCTCTACGGACAATAAAGGGGAAGAAACACAAGAACCAGTTGAAAAACCAAAAGAACTATCATCGGATGAGACGTTAGCACTGGCATACATAAATGACTATCTCAACAGCGATAAAGAAAGCAAAAAGAAGTTTGTTGAGGAAAATGTTCATCCCGATGTTAAATCCTTGTTCGAGCTTGGTGCTTCAGCCGATACCCCAGAAGAGAAAAAATACAAGAACCCAGAAGTTATCGAATCTACACCTTTTGAAAGCCAAGGAAAAACAGGTTCATTGGTGCTTTTAAAATCAGAGGATAATAAAGAAATTATTATTTTAGTAGCAGATGATAAAGTTGCATTTGGCTACACACCATCCGAAAAGGCAGAAACACAAAAAGCGTTTGACGAAGTTAGAGCTAAGTTCTCTACTCCTAAAGAATAAAAGCTATTATATAGTAAAAAACCACATTAGCTATTATGCTTCTGTGGTTTTTTTGATTGCGACAATCTCAAATCCAAGTGCTTCAGCCGCTTTTATAAAGTCAACTAAGCGAATAGATTCTCTGTCAATAGAAGAATGAAATGTACTAGGCGCTATCTCTAATGTTTTTGCTAATGCCGTCTTGCCCTTTATTTTGGACTGAGCAATCATGAGTTGCAAAGCCTCGTCTATTGTGCATTTATTTAGGTTCACGTCCATATTGATCACCTCCCATCTCCATTATACGCACATATCGTAAACAATTCAATAAATACATTTTATTTACGCAATATTCGTTGACAATACGCATATATCGTTGTATAATGAATATATAAGGAGGTGAACAAAGAGAATGGAACTTAGAGATTGGGTCTTGCTCCTTACGGCGATTGTACAGCTACTAACTGCAATCACGCTAAACCGTAAAGAGTGCAACAAAAAAGGAACCACTAAACGACGCTTTGGACGCAGACGTTAGACAGGTTCCCATTGGAGAGGGAGATGCTTTCTCACCTCTCCCCCAATCTTAACATAAAGGAATGGATTTATACAATATTGGGAGGTATGAACAATGAGCGAAAAGATCATTGCACTCTTAAACGAGGATGAACAAGCAAGATTATTTCTAAAACGATTTGAAGAAGCTGCTGAAAGTGAAGGCATGATCGGTGAGGAATACGCGGAAGCTAGAAAAACAATCCTTATGATGGCTATAGCAAATAATCCAGAAGCTATGGCAATCATGACTAATGAAATATATGAAACTATAAACGCATAACAAGGGGGCGCAAGCCCCTCCTAAATAAAGAGTTGGAGGTTTAAACAATGACAATCAACGAAATGAAATTTTATACAAGCAGAGATATAGAAACTGGTTATCAGCAAGAACTTGAAAATATATGGGTGTATCAAAACCTAAGTGAATTTTTAATACGCTACGGGGAGCAGTGTTGGGAAGATGCTGTATTCGTGGATGAAGTTACGGGTGAAGATGACTTGAAATATAGCCTGCTCTGGAGCGATACATTAACAGAATATTTCGTATTCGTTGAATAGCAACACTAACTAATATAAGGGGCTATATGCCCCTATAAGGAGGAAATAGAATTGTTCATGATCGAATTACACAAAAAATGCAAGTGTGGGGAGTTAGTTTTAAGTACACACCAAAGCGAAACCGAACCAGATATTGATGATATCGTTTATGGGTATTGTGAGTGTGGTAAAGAGTTAAGCTCTCTAATTTCGGATTGTAATGTATATGAAGATAAGGAGGATTAATCTATGGATACATTAATAATCATGATGAGCTTAGTCGCCTTAGCTATTACACTAGGGGCACTTGCTAAAAAACGAAAAAAGTAAATGAGTAAATCCCCACTACTTAGGCGGTGGGGATTATTTTTTCATCACTATTTTTATATTTATGGTTGCGTAACGCAACCTTTTATGTTATAGTTATATCAACAGCAAGAGATACGGAAAATAAACTCAAAGGAGATATTAAAATGGAAACTTATAACGAATTGAATGAAACAAACTCAACAATCATCACATGGGAAGGCAAAGAATTACGTACTACACAAGACCCTTATGTTAACGATAATGGAGATATGTATACTGCTCCTGCTTTGGATGCACAAGGAAATGAATACATCATTGCTTGGTCTGTAATCGACTTTGAAACCACAGATGAATCAACTTCATGTGATTGGGACAATCCTGCTGGTATCACTCGTTTAAAGTAACACCGCCCCTTGAGTATGTCGGCGCTACATGGCTTGCAGAGTGGCTTGGTACAACACGTCAAAACGTTACTAAGTCCGCTTTAGCAAGTCTTAAACCCACCTATAGAGGTAATTGGGAGTATGTACCCGATGGGATGTTTGAGGGGCGTCCAATATGGTTAAAGAGTAGGTTTACGGAGTAAGACCACACGTCATTATGATTGTGTGGTCTTATCTATTGGCTAGTACTTTGTCCAATAATCTATGTTACTTGATGTCCCGCTTTTCTTAGTTGGTAAATCCTCCTGATACTCTGTCTTTAAAATTACTAAGGTACTTAGATCAGGATTGTCTGGATAGAAAATATATTGTTTTTCTACTAACCCTCGTAAAGCATCCTGAATGACAGGTTTATTGTGCCCCATCTTGTGCTCTAGCTCTACCCACATGGGCATCCTGTGCTTCATTCGGCTAAAGTTGTATAGTACTCTTAGTAATTTTCGTTCAATATCTTGAAGCATCATAAACACTCCGTTCAAAATAAATTATCTAGTACCTAATTATATAGAACAAACGTTCCTACTTCAATAACTAAAAAAAGCCCACCAACCATTTAAGGATGATGGGCTTTACCTATGCTTCGTATTTAATTAAATAATAGTTTATTAGGATGGACTATAAATATCTTCAAGAATAATATCCAGTAATCAGGAAATTCTATAATCGAAAGATTAAAACAAAAGGATGTGAGGCAATGCCTAATTTAGGTGATCTTGGAAGAGGTCTGGGTAATGTGTTTAATGGTACATTTGGAGGTGTTGTTGGTAATCTTAATGACGCATTAAAACAAGGAAAACAGGTGTCTTCCAAGGATTTTGCTAAAGTCATTGAGAAAGCAAAAGACGAAGGTGAAAAACAGCTTACCGAAGAAGGAAAACGTTATCTTGAAGAAACTGTTAAAAGACTTGATGTGTTAAACTCTACACTCGATCAAGAACAATTAAAAAGAAAGATACTTGAGAAGGCAGAAAGTTTCTGTGAAACATATCTAGAAGATAAACTTCAATTTCTTTTAGACCTTGGTCTTAGAGGTATACCTAAAGTAAACTTGGGATTTGACGGGAAAGAAATCTCATGTCAAATTCTAATCCATATCATTCTGCGAAATGTCTCACAAGATTTATATAGGACAGAGTGGATAACACGTTTAGTTGTAAATATAACACAAGATGTATCAAAAATTGAAGTTCCTTCATTTGACTTCAAGCCTGAATCAAACAATGACTATCCTGAAAACAAACGTAAAGAACTAGAAGAAAAGTTGGAAGAACAAAGAGATATATTAATAGCCCAATTGATGAATAGTGTACTTGAAGATTATCTTCCAGGATTAAAAGTTATTAATGAAGTAATAAGAATATTTGGATAATTTAGTAACTATAGCTCACTGAATTGAGTATGTGAGCTATAGAATTTATTCTTTTGTATTTCCATTTCGCTTATTAAAAGCAAGTTCAAATAATCCCGTTGCGCTTAGTCCTGCCAATCCTCCAGCCCACAAACGTAATACAAGCTCTAAATCAGTAAATGGAAAGGAGACTAGACCAATTACTAATCCAACCCCTAAACCTACAAGAGGTAAAATATTTTTGGGCACGTTAACGGCAACTTTAACTAATTGTACTATGGCTAGTACAAACACTGATAACAAAGAAGCAAAAGCAAATACTTCTGTTAAATTTTGATTTTCCATTTCACTCAATCCTCTCAATATTATTTACTCAATAGGTAATCCAGCAGCACGTCTTAACTGGTTAGCTGTAGTATTTAATTGATTGGCTGTGTCGCTGTTGCCAGCTTCTTTTGCAGCAAACCAAGCAGGAGATAGCCACCTAAAAATTATCTCCTGTGCATTGCTCTTGTGAAGCTTAGCTAATGGTGATACAACACCATTTACAGGCAGACCTGCATTAAGTCTTAAATTGTTGGCCAAGTTGTGGAAATGCTGTTGCCCATCTTTATCCCCTTTATACGCAAACCAAGCAGGAGAAATATATTCCTTAATCAGTGACTCAGCTATGCTCTTATCAAGTGGTACAAAGTCTAATGTGACTTGTGGTACTGCTTTAAGTTCCGCTGCCACATCATTCAATAAATCCTTTAATGTCTTACCGTATAAAGCCAGTGCCTGATCTACATCACGTTTACGGGCAGGATCTAACTGCTTATGCGACGGAATGTGTACAAAAGGATTCTTGCCCCACTTATCACAGCAGTAAGCTAGATACCAAACAAAGCGTTTATAGGCTTCGTCGAAATTGATGCTGTTATTTTTATTAGCCCCATAACATAACTCAATCCCTAATGCGGCATCATTGCTGTCATATCCAAAACGTTCATTATCTGTCGTCACATTGTAAAGTACGTGCCATGCTTTTTCCGCAGGATCACCTCCAGTTCCTGTTGGGATGATTTCTAGTATCATTTTGTCATCAATAAAGACATGTGCCGAGGCGCTTCTATCTTTTTGTGTGTTAAAGTAGCTATAGTGATTTTCTGCTCCTGCGCCCGGATTGCCTGTATCGTGGGCAACAAAAAAGACCGGGCTACCCGTTTTTAACCGAGTACCTGGTCTTGTATTGGAACGCTTAGTAATGTAGCGACGTTCAATTTTGTATTTGGTTTTGTCCAATGTAGACCCTCCATTTAACTTATTAAATTCCTCAACTCATCAGTACGCTTGTGAAGCGACTTACTAGATTCTTCAATTCGTGTGACACGTTCACTTAATACGTCAATACGTTGACTTTGTACACGCTGATCTAACCTAATATCATCCACACCGCGTCTAATATACTCTAGGTCTGTTTGAAGGGCTGACACTGTGCCTGCATCGTGGGCTGCATCCTGCCGAATTGTGCGTGTCCTGCCCATCCATCCTAAAGCCATACCACTAAGAGCCGTAATAACAGCAAGAATAACTGAAAACTCCATCCTCATCCCTCGCTCCACTAAAATTGCCCCCTGATCGGCTCAGAGGGCAAAATAAAAACGCCTTTAGGCGCTGTCTGCTATAATATCAGATTATTGAAACCATGTTGATTCTCTGGATCATGTAGCCTAATCTCATTCATTAAATCAGTTCCGTTTTTCATTGATTTAGTGATTGGAATTAACTTAATCTTAACGAACGGAATTGCATCAGAGATAATGTCGTATTCAACAACATTGCCTTTGTCATCCTCTGCATGACCAATAAAATATATTCTAGTCTTACGTCGATCCATTATAAAATAAGTTGATATAAAATCTAACATTTCCTGTACACGTTCGTCTGAAATATCCGTCTCAATTTCTGTAGCGGCGCAAAATTTATGGCAAAAATTCTCAACTTTTTTGGCAAAAATTTCACATAGAAATTACCCTCCTGAAGAACTCAGTGGGGCAATTAGTTCTTAGACGATTAACTCGTTATAGCCTAGCTTGTTTTCTGGATCAAAAGCTCTGATTTCGTCCATTGGTTCAGTGTTGTTGTCAATGGCTTTTTGAAGAGGTATTTCAAACAATTCAATGAATTTGTCAACCATAACAGTCCCATCAAATTCAGTTCCATCTGGCGAAACTACAATAAAATATATCCTTGTTTGTCTACGATCCATGATAAAATAGTTCGATAAAAATTCATTCATACTTTATTCCTCCCAGTAATTATATAGTATCCCGCAATAGAACTATCAGCATTATTCTGAATGCTACATGCACCCGATAAATTAATGAGAATTCTTACAACATCTCGACCGTTATGAATGGAACAACTCTGTCCTTGATTATTATTAGAATCATACATTCCTACGGCTAAACTAGAAGAAAAACCATAACGACACCCATATACAAAATCCATTGTCGAAGGCGTTGGAACACTTACTGTCGAACTTACAGGAACATATAAATACTCTGCCGATGACATTGTACCAACCGACTTCCCCTCATACGTGCCCACCACCCCAAACATATTCGTCCCCTTCTTAATATTCCCTGCAACTAAATTAGAACTACCCTGTACCACAATATCATTATCATAAATCCCTGCTTGCTTTGTTTGGTTTACTGTACTAGGTGTAACTGTACTGCCAGTCCTTACAGGTAATGTACCAACTACATCCCCATTATCCGTTGTTGCTGTTTTTCCTGCTCTGATGTCTCCTGCTACTGCATCACCTGACCCACCAGAGCTATCTGCCAAAAAATCTGTACCGACTTTGCGGAAGGTGTAGGGCTTACCTATCTGCAACTTCCCTGCTACATAAGGATTGCCCTTTTGATCTTTAAGAGCAATATCACCAAGTCCATTAATATTTAGTGTTGGATTATCTGCATTAGCTACGTGCGGCACTATAGTAATCCCGAAGCCATCTACCAAACTTGTAGGTGCAGGTTCTAACGTAACCGCATAGTCTGCTGCTGTACCTTCTGTATGAGCGAATGCAGGTTGACGGACATAATTAGCATGAAGCTGCTGAACTGTCTCGTCAGACATTTCTTGAAGCGTGATTCCATCCATGTATACAGGCCCCTCCCTTAAATTTACAAGATTAAATTGTTATATCCTAGCTTATTTTCTGGGTCACAGGTTTTAATTTCATCCATAAGGTCTGTTCCGTTCTCCATTGCACTTTTTATTTGTTCTTCAAACATTGAGATAAAAGTTTCTATCGGAACAATTATATCGTAATAAACAGTTTCACCTTCATTATTTAAATAAGTATTAGTAAAATAAATTCTAGTTTGACGACGATCAACTATAAAATAACTTGATAAGAAATCTAACATAATCAATTCCTCCTTTTAATATACTACGAGTCCTCTTACAAATAGTGCAAAGCTACTATTTAGATTTCTATAAACCAACTGATTTGTTTGCCATAATGGACTATTCAAAACAATATTTGGACTTATTGAACTCGAACCATAATTACTATATTGTCTGTATTGACTACTTGGCTCGACATTTAATTCACTGTACAAAATATAAACAGCAGTATTATCGAAAGAATACTGTCCAGTATAACTTGCTGAGGTAGCTCCATTTAACCATAACATTTTAGGAGGACTTGGATAAAAATCACTAGCTGTACTACCAGCTGGAATAAATAAAGTGCCCGAATGAATTCTTATATTTCCAGAATAACTACCAACGACCCCAAACATATTAACCCCACTACGAATATTCCCTGCTACCAAATTACTGCTACCTTCTACAACAATATCGCTATCATAAATCCCTGCCTGTTTAGTTTGAGTAGTTTTACTAGGTGTAACTGCACCTCCAGTCCTAACAGGTAACGTGCCAACTACATTGCCTTCATCTGTTGTAGCTGTTTTGCCTTGTCTAATGTCTCCTACGGCAGCATTTCCAGTAGCTTTAACAATACTATCAACCTTGTCTAACAAATCGTTCCATGAATCATCTGTAGTTGCTTGTATACCTTTGGCAATAAGCGCAGCAACTAACTCTGATTTCCGCTCATTGCCAGCTTGAAAAGCCTCGTCTAGCTTGTCTTGTAGCCCATTAACTCTATTGATCGGAACACTATCTGTTGCTAGTACAGCCCCGTTGATTGAGCCATCTGCACCGGTTGGAACGTTCTTCAGCACGATAAGAGACAACTTAGAACCTACAGTAACGCCCCTAGCAAGCTCAACCTCAGCACGTTTGACCAGTTCCCCAGCTTCATCCCGAGTACCTGTCTTGACAGTGTAATGAGAAGCATCCAGAAACGCCCGATTAATGATGACAATCAGTGTGTCAGTTGCTACGTCAAACGTATCTAGTGGAATATCGAATGTGGTTTGATTGGCTTCGGTTGCTGTCACTTGTAAAGGATAGCTCACTAACTTCGGAATGCCTGTTGCTGTGACTAGACTGATTTGATCGTCAGTATAGGCTTTAGCTTGTAAAGTAGCTGCCTTAACTGCTTTTGGTGTGGCTGCCTGACTCTCACTATCGCTATCAACTGCATTAGATAGCATAACTTTTCCTTTTTGGGTTAAAGATGCATCTGGGATAGTAACTAAAGCAATCTTTTCATCTACATATTTTTTAGTTGCGAGTGTAATAGATGGGTCAACTTTAAGAGTAACGCTTGATGTGTTGGTAACCTCAATTACCAGGCGTACATATAAATCCTTTGCACTTCCGCTATCTAAAACAGGCTTGAAAGTTTCAGGCACTTTACCGATAGCGATCATGTCACCTTCAGCGTCAAACACTCCCACCTCCCTTACCATGAAGCCACCGACATTAGAAACAATCACAGTATTAATTACAATCCAGTTCGGGTTGTCTGGGTCTGTACTAATTTCATTAATGTTACCTCGCCACACTTCATGTTTAAGTGCGGTTTTGGTTTCGACGGGATTATAGTAACTTCCACCGCCATCACCTACGGCCATAGTTGTAAACGTAACTTGAGTTCCTAATACGTGGGCATTGGCAATCTTGGCTTTTCCAATGTTAGTTAGAATTGAATAAAATGACTCTGCCACTGTATGACCTCCTTTGTTTAGTTAGGATAAACGGTTATAAGCTCCGTTGTTTGAGTTGCCTGTCCAATTTTAAGTTGACCTCTAGTTTCAATCTCTCCCACACTCCAAGGGTAAATGGTTATTGACTCACCGCTTGAAGTGTTGATTGCATAAAACATGCTACCTTTGGACGACAAATAGACCCTAATAGAAGTTAACCTTGATCGGGTGTTCTTGTATTCTATGATGAGCCTGTCCAGTAGCTTCAACTTCTCCTCTGTCAGCCCTTTGTTTGTGACTTCCAGAACCTCAATCCTGAAGGTATACGGATCACCGCCATGCTCAAACCACTCGCTTATGATTGCTCTCATGCCAAGCAAATCTATGACTCTCTCAAGCGCATACCTTGTGCCTTTAGTTCTATGGATGTCAATAAAGTTTCGTATAAGGTTTCGTTTTTCGTCCAAGGTGCTTGCAAGCTCTGCACCCTCCACATGAAATTGCCAGATAAGCTCGTTGATCCATTGCTCATCCAGAGTATCTAAATTGGACATGAGGGAAAGCTTTTTAGCCTCTTTTGTGATCGCTTGCTGTTCCTTGTCAATCGCCTGAACAGCAGCTCTCACTTTGGCATCACTAAGCAAGTTAGGTGGTAATAAATCAGCCAAACTGACCTGATCAAGTTTAATCATCGGTAAACCCTCCATAGGTCACCGTTACTTGATCGGCTATAGCTACCTCGTTAAAAGCAATAGCTGTATAAGATGGGTTTATAATATCCACCCTATAAGCCCCCGCCTGCATAACAAGCCTGGTCAACTCTGAGGGGTTTATATTACGTCCAAGCTTAGATTTTTGCCACAAGATATAAGCCTGCACAGCTTCGTTTACAGCCGTCTGTATCGCCACCGCAGAAGCAGAGTTATTAATGTCTATCCAGTAAGTCAAACCAATATCAAAAGACCGTACAACGGGCGCTGAGACGGTTACATGATCTGTTAAGGGTCGCTTATCCTTTGGATCGCATATATTTAAAATCTTATCTAACAATTCTTGCGTCGGAAGCTCCCCGCCTATAAGCAAAGGGGTAATTAACACCACGCCACCAGAAGGACTTGTAACCGA